AATCATATCTTCATTAGTAGAAGATACTTATTATATTTGGCAAAAAATGATGGATCGTGTGATAGATCAATCATTTATCAGTGTGGTGGGTGGTGTATTTCCAACTGCTGCACCTCATTTGTTTGAAGATAAATGTGATTATTTGTGTAGAGGTGAGGGTGACGAGGCGATACCAGAAATGATGGATTATATATCAGAGGGTAAGTCATGTAAAGATCTTCTAAACGTGTGGCCAAATCCACTAAGAGATGTAGTAGACGTAAACACACTTCCCATTACAGATCACACGATATTTCCTGACAAATCTCTGTACAGACCATTTCAAGGTAGGATTGTCAAGATAGCGACCATTGAAACACAGCGTGGATGCCCATTCAAATGTGCATATTGCAATTCACCTGGTAAAAATGTACTGTATGCAGAGGAGAATGCAGGTAAATTCTTTAGACGTAGATCCATACCCCATATAAAAGCAGAGATGTTAGATCTCATAGAGAAACATCAGATTACATTTGCATGGGTTATTACCGATACTCTTCTCACCATGCCACCAAGAGAATTTGATGCGTTTTGTGACATGTGGGAAGAATTCAATCTACCATTCTTTGCACAAACGAGACCAGAACTCTTTACACCATACCAAGCGAAGAGATTGAAAGAGGTTGGTTGTCAAAAGATAAACATTGGTGTAGAACATGGAGACCCTGAGTTTAGAAAAAAATATATTGGTAGAGATTATAAGAATGAGTTGGCGATCAAGGCATTTGACATAGCACATGAAGCAGAGTTGTCAACCACATGTAACTTCATCTTTGGATATCCATATGAAACAATGGATGATGCCATGAAGTCTGTTAGACTAGCAGCAAAACTAAAATCAAATGACTTGAATGGGTTTATCTTCACACCTTATCATGGCACACCACTCAGAAAGATGGCAGTAGAAGCAGGTTTTATTCCAGATGATCTCATAGTTGATATGAGAAATGATGATCAAGGAACATTTCTTGATATGCCACCTCCCTATATGAGCAAAAATGATATACAATATATGCATGATAACTTTGTTCGTATGGTGAGGGAATTGGAATGAGATATTATACAAACGTACAGATGGTCGGGAATGATTTTCTCGTCCGTGGATATGAGAATGGAAAAAACTTCACCACTAGGGAAAAGTTTCAACCAACCATGTTCATACCTAGTAAAAAGAAAACCAAGTACAGAACCTTAGATGGTAAGTATGTTCAGAGCATACAACCTGGTACTGTACGTGAGACTAGAGATTTTATAAAGCAGCATGGTGAGGTAAAAGGGTTTGATATCTACGGAAACAACAGATACATCTACCAATACATCTCTGAAAAATATCCAGAGACTGAAATCAAATTTGACATCAATAAAATCAAGTTAGTTACGATTGATATTGAGGTGAAATCTGAAAAAGGATTTCCTACAGTAGAGGCATGTGATGAGGAGATGTTGTGCATCACACTACAAGACTATGCTACCAAAAGAATCCTCACATTCGGTGTAGGTCCTTATCATCACAACGACAAGATGGTCAAGTATGTGCAATGTAATGATGAGTATGATTTGCTTCAGCATTTTGTAAATTTCTGGTCACATGATCCACCAGAAGTTGTGACTGGTTGGAACTGTCAGTTATATGATATACCATACCTTGCTAAAAGGATCACTAGGGTGCTTGGAGACAAGGCATGTAAGAAACTATCTCCTTGGGGTTTAGTCACTAATGAGGAGATTTACATGCAGGGTAGAGCACATACTGTGTATGATATTGGTGGTGTCACAGTCTTAGATTACCTAGATTTGTACAAAAAATTTACATATAAAGCACAGGAATCATACCGTCTTGACTACATAGGAGAGGTAGAACTAGGTCAGAAGAAGTTAGATCACTCTGAATATGATACCTTCAAAGAATTTTATACGAAAGCGTGGAATAAGTTTGTAGATTACAACATTCAAGACGTTAGACTTGTTGACTCCCTTGAGGAGAAGATGAAACTGATTGAACTAGCAGTTACTATGGCATATGATGCCAAGGTAAACTTCACTGATGTGTTTTATCAGGTTCGTATGTGGGACATGATAATCTACAACGATCTAAAAAGAAAAGGCATAGTCATACCACCCAAAAAGGATCAAGATAAAGCAGAGAAATATGCAGGTGCATATGTAAAAGAACCAAAACCAGGCATGTATGACTGGGTTGTATCGTTTGACTTGAATTCTCTGTATCCTCATCTTATAATGCAGTATAATATATCTCCCGAAACTGTTCTTGATGAACGGTATCCATCAGTTTCTGTCGATAAACTGTTGAATGAGGAGGTAGATCTATCTGATCTCAAGGACGTAACTGTATGTCCTAATGGTGCGATGTTTACCACGAAGAAACGTGGTTTCTTACCCAAGTTGATGGAGAAAATTTACAATGAACGTGTCATCTTCAAGAAAAAGATGTTACAAGCGAAGAAAGACTATGAGAAGTCACCGTCAAAGAAACTTGAAAGAGAGATTGCAAGGTGCAACAACATCCAGATGGCGAAAAAGATCCAACTTAATAGTGCTTATGGTGCTATCGGGAATAATTACTTTCGTTATTATAAGTTGGAAAATGCTGAGGCTATTACTCTCGGTGGTCAGTTCAGCATACGATGGATCGAAAGAAAAGTAAACGAGTACATGAACAATGTACTAAAAACAAAGGAGAAAGATTATGTTATTGCTTCAGATACTGATTCCATTTATCTGCATATGGGTCCTCTGGTCGAAGTTGTATACAAGGGGAGAGAAAAGACTGCTGAAAGCATCGTCACGTTCATTGATAAGGTCTGTCAGATGGAACTTGAAGGTTATATTTCGAGTTCTTATGAAGCGTTGGCCACGTACGTAAACGCATATGAACAGAAAATGTTCATGAAACGTGAGACTATCGCTGAACGTGGAATATGGACTGCAAAAAAACGCTACATACTCAATGCATGGGATATAGAGGGAGTAAGATTTGCTGAACCAAAACTGAAGATGATGGGAATAGAAGCAGTCAAATCTTCTACACCTGCACCTTGCAGAAAGATGATCAAGGAAGCACTGAATATTATAATGAGTCAAACTGAAGATGATGTCATCAATTATATTGAGACGATGAGGAGTGACTTCAAGAAACTTGACCCTGCTATGGTTGCATTCCCTAGATCTTGCAATAATCTTGCAAAGTATGTCAGCAACTTATCAATATATTCTAAGGGTACACCCATACATGTGAGAGGATCTCTCCTGTATAATCATTATGTCAAGAAAAATAACTTGGAGGCAAAGTATAGTGCTATTGCTAATGGTGAGAAGATAAAATTTGTTTATCTTACAAAACCCAACCCCATCAGAGAAAATGTGATATCATTTATATCTGATTTCCCTATTGAACTAGGTCTAGGAAAGTATATTGACTACGACCTCATGTTTGAAAAATCATTTCTCGAACCACTCAAGGCAATACTTGATGCTATCGGATGGCAAGTCGAGAAGACTGCAACATTAGAATCATTTTTTATCTAAATGGATTTACCAATTAACGACAAGGATCTGAGTACAATAGTAAGTGCTTTACATCTTGGAGGAGACACATCTTTATATCAAAGACTGAAAATAGTCAAGGAGGTCAGAGAGATGTATCCTGATGGTCCTTACAAAAAAATCATAAGAGAGAAGTATGGTATGGTGATCTAATGTTTTTTGATAAGGTGAGTCTTGTCACTGGAGGATTTGATCCTATACACAGTGGACATATTCGTTATTTTGAACGAGCAAAGGATCTATCAAACTACCTCATAGTAGGTTTGAATGGTGATCCTTGGTTGAAAAGAAAGAAGGGTCAGTACTTTCAATCATGGACTGAACGTGCTGACATTATAAGACATCTCAACATGGTTGATGCTGTAATATCATGGGATGACGCAGATGATTCTGCCTGTGGTGCTATAGATAAGTGTCTTGAGATTTCTAACAAGGTGATATTCTGTAATGGTGGTGACCGTGGAAAGGGAAACACACCTGAACTTGACAAATTCCAGTCAAATGATAGAATTATATTTGAATGGGGTATCGGTGGTACAGATAAAATGAACAGCAGTTCATGGATTCTACACGGATACTTTGAAAGACAACGTAAACTTCTTGGCATATGAATTGTTGGCACTGTCAAACTGAACTCATCTGGGGTGCGGACTTCGATGGTGCAGACTATGGCGTAGAAGATGAGTATTCAATTGTGACAAATTTATCCTGTCCCAAATGCAACTCTTATGTTGAGGTGTACTACCCAAAGGAAAACTAATGGACTTATTGAACGAAATAGTAAAGGAGATTGGATCTGACTATGCGAAAATCGCATCCGATAAGACAGATACTGAGAGATATATTGACACTGGATCGTACGTTTTTAATGGACTCGTTAGTGGGTCTATTTTGGGCGGTGTTTCTAGCAATCGCATTACTGCTATTGCTGGTGAAACGTCAACTGGAAAAACTTACTTCTCCCTCGCAGTTGT